ACACTCTCAAGTCTTTCATCTTGGAGGCTGAAACAAAAAATTGGTAACCTTATGTTTAACCAAAATAGATCTATTATGAAAAGGTTAATTGTTTTAATGTTTCTGATGGTTGTAGGGACCATCGGATTGTTCGCACAGATTGAACCGCCAGAGGACATCATTGAATGGATTGGAGCATTGCCTGTGTATCTGGGCTCCTGGCCCGGTGTGGCCATCTCCTTTCCGTTCCTGGTAGCCTTTGTGCTGGGAATCACAAATCAAGTAGATGCCAAGAAGGTGGTCAAGTACCTGATAACCGGAGCGGTGGGGATTGTTTTGCTATTGTTAGCATTTTTCCTTGATTTCGGTTATTTACATGGCGCTTATTGGTGGTGGATTCCCGTGAACTTCGTTGGATTGATGCTGACAGAAATTCTGTCCTACACGCTGATTGGAAGTTTGCTGGATGCATTTGCTGAAAAAGTTAATCCCTGGAAACCATCTGAATAGGTTTAGGAGAGGAGTGTTGGACTATGCGAGGATGGGGAGTCCAGGTGCCCCATCCTCCTTTAAAAGCGGAAATCATGGATGGAGAAGCGATTGTACAGAAATTACTGAATGGGGTGCCTGTGGATGATTTTATTGCTTTCTTTATTGCGGCAATGGTGGGCTTTCTCCTCACTTTTGGATTTGATGTTAAGCAGGGAGTGAAGAAAAGCACAAAAACTCCGAACAAGTGGGATTGGCCTTCGTTTTGGAAAGGCTGGCGACGGATGGCGCAGAGTGTTATTCTCATTGCTGCTAGTATCGTGTTTTGGCCTCAAATATCAAGGTTCCTACTTGATTCAGAAACTACTATTCATTTGACTCTTTGGTCATCTTTTGGGATTGGAATGGGATTAGATAGAATATCAGTGGGGCTTGCGGCTTTGCGAAAAAAATAACGAACAATGAAACGTACCAAATTCAATACCAATACAAATCCGATCTCCCCGGCCTTGCTGACCCGGTATCAGAACCTGATGACCATGGGAGCTATTGCCAACCGGGCTCAATTGGCGGCTCGTTTCGGTTCTCAATATGGGGGAGATCGGAAGATATATCAGGCGCTGGGCTATCCCACGGACATTCCGTATGAAGATTACCTGGCCCGGTACACCCGACAGGATATTGCCAAGGCCGTGATCAACCGTCCTATATCACAAACGTGGAAAGGACAGGTCAACATTACTGAAACTGATACCAAGGAAGAAACAACATTGGAGAAGGCCTGGAAAGCGCTGGACAAGCAACTCAAGCTACAATCCAAATTTGTTCGCCTGGACAAGGTCAGCTCCATCGGTCAGTATGGGATCTTGTTGTTGGGTTTCGATGATACTGAAAAACAGGAAGATTTCGCCAAGCCTGTGTTGGAGAACGGGAAGCGCAAATTGTTATATGTGAAGCCTTTGGGAGAGGGACATGCTTTGGTAAAAACGTATGTCAAAGACACCAAGAATGAACGCTATGGCATGCCGGAGATGTATGAGGTCACGTTCTCCAATCCAGATGACAGTTCTACAACTAGTTTCAAGCTCCATTACACCCGGGCACTCCATGTGACTACGGAACTGTTGGAGAGCGAAGTGGAGGGGGAGCCCGTATTGAAGGCCATATGGAATCGCTTGATGGACCTGGAGAAGCTGACTGGGGGATCTGCGGAGATGTTTTGGCGGGGAGCCCGTCCCGGGTATCAGGGCAAGATAGACAAGGACTTCATGATGACTCCCGAGCAGGAACAGGATCTGGAGGATCAGTTGGATGAATACGAGCATAACCTGAGGCGCTTTCTGATGAACGAAGGGGTGGAATACACCGCCTTGGAAGCTCAGGTGAGCGACCCGAGCAAGCACGTGGACATCCAAATACAGATGATTTCAGCTTTAACGGGTATTCCCAAAAGGATCTTGACCGGAAGTGAAAGAGGGGAGTTGTCCAGTGAGCAGGACCTGACGGGATGGTACAACGTCATACAAACCCGCAGGGAAGAACATGCTGAACCCAATATAGTCAGGCCGTTTGTGGACCTGATGATCAAATACAAAGTGCTGCCCGCTCCTAAAGGCAACCCAGAAGAGGGGTATGACTACCAGGTTGAATGGACAGATCTGTTCTCAGCTTCTGATAAGGAGAAGGCAGAAATTGGCAAGACCCGGGCAGAGGCCCTGAAGGCATACGCTGCTAATCCAAGCGCTGAGTTGGTCGTGCCCCCGGAAGCCTTCCTGGAATACTTCCTGGGATTGGATGCGGACCAAATGGAATACATCACTGAGTTGATGAAAGCGGCTATGGCTGAAGAAGAACGAGCCATCAGGGAAGCAGAAGCAACCCAACCCACTCCGCCACAGGAGGAAGAAGTGGTGGAAGAGGAACCAGAAGAAATTGAACAAACGTAAACATTAATCAAATGGGAGCAATAAGTTCAGATAACAGAGAAGTACAAAAGCGGATATGCAAGGCCCTGGGATTAGATCCCGGTCATGTAAGATCCTTGGAAATTAAGTTACACCCCGGAGAAGCCGTCAGGGCCGACGTGGAGATGTTTGTACAGGATGATCAGCTGTCTATGATTTGTCTGGAGTTGAAGGAATGCAAATTTGAAGTCAAGCTATGAGCGAATTGACCACCACATATCGAATAGTCACCAATGCGTATGACCCCACTCGCACGCTCACATTGAGAAATGCGTTTGTGAGAGGGGTGAACAGGCGCTTCCGGGACTTGATTGCGGTTATTCGCAGGACCATTGTGGACTTGGACAGCTTTGGATTACAAACCACGGTGTACCAATCTCCCCTGACTCCGCCTCCGGGTCGTGAATTGTTCTCCTTCCCCCGCATAGCGAACAAGGTGGGAGCCTTCATGCGGTGGTTACAGACGCAGGAGGAGAAGGGATTGTTGGAAATAGTTCAATACAACCGAATAGGGGAAGCCGGGGAGCAGCCCTGGACCAACGTGTATATCCGGGACAGTTACAAGCGGGGAGTCATGCGGGCCCGGTATGAGTTACGCAAGGCCGGGTACAACGTCCCCACCATTGAGGCTTCAGGAGGGATTGAAGCCGTGCTGGGCACCCCGTTCCATATTGACCGGGTTGGTATGGCTTACACCCGGGCGTTCAACGAGCTGAAAGGCATAACCAGTGCGATGGATACACAAATCAGTAGGATATTAGCACAGGGATTGATTGACGGGGACAATCCCAATTTGCTGGCCCGCAAGATAGTGGCTACCATTAACGGATCTGGAATGGGGGAACTGGGCATCACGGACTCACTGGGCCGTTTTATTCCTGCTCAACGTAGGGCGCAGACCATGGCCCGCACTGAAATAATCCGGGCTCACCACCTGGCCAATATAGGAGAGTATAAGAACTGGGGAGCAGAAGGGGTGGAGATCTTCGCTGAGTGGCGCACAGCCGGGGATGACCGGGTGTGTACCGAATGTGCGGGATACGATGGTAACAAGTACACCCTGGAGGCTGCTGAGCACGCCATCCCGGTACACCCCAATTGTCGTTGCGTGGCGTTGCCTATTTCCCGGAGCAGGTTGCCTGAGGGATCAGTGATACACGAACAATTTGTAAGAACAGGCGTATGAAAAGTTTAACCATAGCGATGCCATATTATGAAGCTCCCACGATGTTGGAACAGCATTTGTGGTGGTGGAAAGATTATGAACCTGAGGAAATCTCCATTGTATTGGTGGATGACGGATCTGAGATCAGTCCAGCCCTGAGCGTGTTGGAATGGAAAGGAATTCCCGAGGGATTGGATTTGTCTTTATTCCGGATTGAATTGAACCTGCCGTGGAATCACGGTGGAGCAAGGAACCTGGTCATGAGCAAGGTGGCTACTGAATGGGCCTTGTTAACGGATATTGACCATGTGCTCTTCCCTTGGGCAGCGAGGAAGCTAATGAAATTGACTTTAGATCCAGGGTATGTATACCAGCCTCCCAGATATGATAAGGTGGATGGAGCCCCGATCAGAGCGGAGCGCCACACTGATTCCTATATCATCACCCCGGAGATGTTTTGGAAGATAGGGGGATATGACGAGCAGTTCACCGGGTATTGGAACGGGCCGTTTGAGCCATTTCGCAAGGCCATGAAGAGAACAACCCAGATTGTGGAGGTGGAGGAGGGGTACCTGCTTCGTTTCCATAATACTGAAGAGATCCCGGATGCCAACGTGACGGAATGGGGCAGGAAGGGAACCGAATTTGATATCAATAGCAATAAGGATCTGAAGAAGAAACAGAGAGTTGCTATGAAGAATTACAAACCAGCAGTATTGCAATTCGAATGGGAACAACAAATATGATACCAGCTATGACTCCCCCGGAGGTTCATTCATACTTATACCATCTGGGGAAATCCTGGACAGGGGATGGGAGTGCTTTGGAATTGGGTTCCTGGTTGGGGGCTTCTGCTGTTCCTATGGCCCGGGGATTGAGTTCTGTTGGTTATGATTTGCCATTTTGGATGTTCGACCGTTGGAGGGCGGACCGGAATCAGGTTGAATTGGCCAGTAAATTTGGTCAGCGTTTGACGATTGGGCAGGACACTGTAGGGATATGTGCGCAGAATGTAAAGTGTGAATATGAGCAAATACGGTGTGTTAAGGGGGAATTGCCAGGGATCTTGAGTGAATACGATGGTAATAAAATAGAATTCGCTATATTCGACGCACCGAAGCGGAACCCGGTGTTCATAGATTGTATGAGGACGTTGGAACCGCTTTTCATACCGGGAATAACTGTATTGGGTCTGTTGGACTTCTATTCCTACCTTAAGTCAGATGAGGCAGAAATAGACCCCAGAAGAGCCCCAGTTGAATTTATAACCGGACACACAGATCATTTTAAAAACATTATGGAATGGCCAGGACTGTGTTCTTGCGCCTTTTTCAAGTATTTGAAACCTGTAGAATGGTAAGCTAATGGAAACACAAGAGAAAACAGCGTTTCAAGTCTACATAACGGCAACTGCTGATTACGAGATTCGGGAAATCACCTATCAAGGTAGGACCCATTTGGTAGTGCCTGTTGTCATGATGGTGGAGGGAGTCCACAACGGTTCGGGCGGCCCTATTTTTCACAGGGCTGAAATTTTACAGGATCTCCCCGAAAGGTGGAACGGGATTCCCATCACGGTGAACCACCCCGAGCAGAACGAGATCAATGTGTCAGGGAACTCTCCTGAGATAATGGATCAGTATGCGGTGGGTCAAGTGTTCAACGCTCATTATGATAACGGGTTGAAGGCAGAAGCCTACATTGACCTGGAACGCATTCAGGAAATCTCCCCAGAGGCTCTGGCGTATCTCCGAGCAAGGAGGCCGTTGGATGTCAGCGTGGGAGTTTTTAATGCCGTTGAACCCATTACTGGAGAATGGGACGGTGAAACCTACGAATCTGTGGCTGTTAACTATGTACCGGATCACTTGGCCCTTCTGCCCGGGGGACAGGGAGCTTGTGCGTGGGCTGATGGTTGCGGCATTCGTGTAAATAAGGAAGGAGGTGACCCTGTGAAGGATCTATTA